TTGCAATATACGTACCCAATCTAAACGCTGACATGTAACTTTTATCATCTAATTTACCACCTCTTAATTCTTCTCTACCATCAACCATTACTGGTTTCATGCCATTGATACCACGCCATATAGGACCTAAACAACGCCATATATCTATTGACGATCCTTTTTCCCATACTTCTATAGGTGCTTTGAAACCAAAACTACCACAATTTAATCTTAAATGTTGATGAAAGTAATTTGACACATCATTAAATATAGATGGTGCGTCTATGATACCTAGACCATGGTCTTTAAAATTATATTTGTAATCGTCATATTTTTCTTTTACATTCTTCTCTAATTGTTCTACAGGTTTTACATATTCCCATACATCTTGTTTCTGTAAAGATTTAAAACATTGACGCATTACCTCATATGAAATTTCCTTTAGAGGAAATTTAGGTCTATGTTCTTCAATATAATCTGCAAGGTCTAATCTAAATTGTACTTTGCCAATATCATCTGTAACGGTTTCAAATTGTTGTTGATCCATTACAGGCAATTTATTTTCATCTGCGTATTTACTTAGGTACTTCATCATTCCACTTTCTTAATAACCATATTACAAAACCAAAGGCTAGTATAACATAAAGTATTGCTAATGTCAATTCTACCATTTGTTTATCTCATTTCCGTACTGATCCCAACCATTTCTTTGTTGTCTAGCAAACATCTCTATATAGGGTCCTTCTAACAAGTTCTCTATATGATTGTACATTATATCAGGTTTGCGACTATGCTCTCTACGTTTTTCTACAACTAATTGTGGCACACTCTTTGATAGTCTTTTAGGTTTGCCTTTTGTTGCTAATAAACACATCTCTGGATTACCTCTAGTCCAGTAACCTAGACCAGTAAAGAAACCATCAGATTTTTTATTTGTCTTTGCCCACGTAAAGGCTACAGTTTTGTATTTGAAACCCCAAGCATTAATTACTTCAAATGCTTTATCTAATAAGGGATCAACTACCCACATTAATAAAACTGAATCATCATTTGCAATTTTATTTACAGGCAAATCTTTTATATCTTTAAATGTCATAACGCTATAATGTTTTTCAGGACTTCTACCTTTGCCTTTGTCTGAATATGTTTTAAACGACCACGGTGGGTCTGCATATATCACGTTATATTTTTTGCTAATATCCATATTGATAACATTATAATTAAAAATACTTTAGTATCTAATGGTGTTCTTGCTATATTTTGACCCCATATAAAGAATACATAAATTGTTAGATAAAAAAGTATTAGGTTAGTAATCATCCGAAAAATGCCTCTAGTGTTGCCTCACGTTCTAACTTCCACCCTATCGAGTCAAGTATAAATCGTAGAGGATCAGTAAATGTTTTTTCAAATTGTGTATCGTAATCTACATATTTGTGTAGATCAAATTCATATGGTATCTTTGTAGAGAAAGATATTACGGTATCTTTAACTGTATTAGGTTGTTTCAACATTAAAAATTTAATCTTTTCACCATCTCTAATCATAGGATATTTTCTTTGTAATTTATGTTTTAGTATATTATGATTATATATTAGAGAGCCTTTTACATGAATAGGTGTGCCTTTCTTATAGATTGAATTACTATCAACATATTTGTCAATGTTATTACAACTTCTAGGAAAGGCAACCTCCTCTGGCGAGAGTGTCTTAAATACTGCTTTAAAGTCTGTTACAAACTTAATCAATGCGTCTTCGCTATCATTCATAATCACACGAATAGCGTCTTTAATTTTGCCTCTACAAACTTCAGGTGTGGATGATTTAACTGCTTCAACACCCATAATTTTTAGTTTAGGTATATCAAATCTGATACCTTCTTCATCAAATACATTCATCATATATCTTTTTTTAGCAACCCATATACCTTTGTTAGCAATTGCTTCTCGTTTCATAATCATTTTCTGTTGATAAGCATTTACATACTTGGCAAGATTTTCAAAACTATCATCAATAACTTTCTGTATTTTTTCTTCAGCAGCTTTGTTTATAAAATCTGTAATCTGTTGTGGCGTTTTATCTTTACAAACTTTTTCTACTAACTTGTCAAGTTTTAAATAGATGGAATCTGTATCAGACGCAACAATATAATTCACATTATCTGTATTTAAAATCTTATTCATAAATCTATTGACATCACGTTCTATCCAACGAATAGATAACTGACCACCTAGTGTAATTGCTTCTGCCTGTTTTACATCAAAGTATCTAAAGTATTGATTACCGATTGCGCCATAAGCAGAGTTTAGCGAAATCTTTTTTGCCATCTGTATATTGTGACATCTACTAATCTCATTTTTGTATATAGGATCTTTTGTCTTTTGAAATTCTTTTTTTGCCTCTATAGATTTCTTCTTATATACTACACGTTCGGTATACATCTTCTCCATAAGTTCAGGTAAGAAACCTTGTTTATCTCTTTTAAACATTGCGCCGTTTGGTGCAATAGTTACGTTACGATCTTTTGCCCATTTAAGATTTAGTTTTTCATCTAAAAAGTTTTCTACGCCTACTGCTTTAGGTTCTACACCTAAAAACGTTTCAGGACTAATATTGTATTGCATAATTAAATGCGGATATAGTGAGTTCAAATCAAACGAAACAATCCAGTTATGTAATCCTAGCTGTGGATCTTTTACATATGCACCTTCGTATTGTGAATCTTTTATCTGATCCTCTCTTGGTGGTATAATAATATCTTTTGTAAGTAAATGATTATAGATTAATGTATCCCAACATCTTACTTGTGAATAAACATCTGTATAATTTACTTTGTAGTCATATGCCATAGTCAAGCATAACTCAATCAGTTTCATTTTGTCTTCAAGTCTATCAACAAGTTCTACGTCTTGTATATTATACTCTACAAATCTTTGATAGTCTTTTGTATAGAAATCTTTAAACGTTTCATATGGATTATCTAATTTAGATTCGCCTAGTTCTACCTTGGCAATGTAATTTAGTTTATAAGACTCTTGCCTTACATAAGTAAATTTTTTGTACAGATCAAAATAATCTAATACAGATACGCCTAGTATATTCCAGTATTGTTGATTCTTTTGACCAAGTTGTATTCTATCTGCATTGACATAATTCCATGGCGACATTTTATTAATTGTATCATTATCAAACATAAATCTCATACGATTCATAAGATAAGGTATGTCAAAGAATTTTACATTCCAACCAGTAACAATATCAGGATGATTTTTACACCAGAATTTTAGAAACTCTAATAGTAAGTGTTTTTCATTTTGACATTTTACATATGTTACGTTTGCTTTTTTAGAAATAAAATCACCTGTACCCCATGTTAATATCTGTTTGTTAGTATGATTTTTTACGGTAATACAAATAATCTTTTCTTTTGCAGTATCAGGATCGGGAAAGCCGTTCTCACAAGTAGTTTCAATATCAAGTGTGAATAGTTTGATATAATCTTTATTCCATCTCATCTCGCCTTTGTATTCGTCAGCGATGTATTGATAGTTGTATCTATTCATACCATAGATTTTATATTCAGGTATGCCGTTATACTCTTGGTAGAAATGTTTTGCTTTTGATATAGAATCAAATCTCTTTGATTTTAAATTTATGCCGTCTAGTGTTTTAAATTTTGATTGTTCTTTTGTAGGAAGATATAGTGTAGGACTATAATTGATACGACTTAAATAAGATTGACCGTTATTGACACCTCTTATAAGAAGCTTACCTTTATGCTCTACAACGTTTGTGTAAAAACTACTCGCCAAATTCATATTCTATTATAACATTAAAAGACAAAAATGTCAATTACGTGATGATTTTATTTTTAGGTGTAACTATCTGACCTGTATTTTGTTGATATGCACCAATCATATTATCATCTGGTGTTGTTTCAGTAATTATATTTGCTGATTTAATATGTATAACTTCGTCTTTTGTGTATGGTATGTAAGGATGAAATCCTATTTGCATAGGTTTACCAGGTTGTCCTTGCATTGGTATTAGTACAAAAGGTTTCTTTATTGCTACAGAACCATGGATGTCTGATTCTTGTGGCGTACCAATCACGTCCTCACCAGAAGTGAGTCTGTATAATCTAATCATAATATACTCCTATTCAGTTTTAGTTTCTTCAGTTGATTGTTTTTTTCCGATATTATATTTTGCTTGCAAATTCCATTCGTTCTTTTCTTTGAAAGCAATAATTTTTATTTGTGACAAAGGTGCTTTGTTTTCAGCAGCCTCTGGTTTAACTATAGACAATAAGTTCCAGTCTTGTAATAAAACTGATATTGTGTTACGTCTTTGTACATCATTCTCTACTAATGTAGCCTTCTTACCATCTAA